CCAACCGCGAATCGTTCTCCTGGATGCAGACGGCACCGCATACCACGCCATTTCCGGTGGGCTGTACCGTTCCATTGACAACATCATCAACATTGTTGGTGAGCCGCACGTCTGGCCCGCTCCCCTGCCGATCCACATCGTCTCCGTAAAGGGACGCCAGGGCGATTTCTACACGGCCAAGATTGGCGCAGCACCCAAAAAGTAAAACCCTTACAGGGTGGTGGTCTGCCTGACAAAATGTTGAGGTAGTGCAAGTAGCTGGGGCAAGTAAAGAAATAACCAGCTAGCCACACCCACAACTTAATAGAACGGGGGATAACGGGGCACGCATATTCGTTATGCGTGCCCCGTTTGCGTCTCATATGGTTTCACGTAAAAACAGACTCAATGAGCTAAGGGAACAAGCCGCAACTCTTGAAAGCAGAGCGGCACGAAAAATTTCCCGTAACAAGTCTACCAAGGGCGTCATCATTGATGGAACACCCTCCGACCCGCGCCGCAACCCCGCCAAGGTTGGCCGGTACAACACCCGGCAACTTGAGTCCTACGTGAAGTCGCTCCAAACATTCAACAGTCGCTCCACACAATTTGAAGCCGGTGTCCGTGGCGCTCCCCTCCCCCGCCAGCAATGGCAGAAATACAAGGCAGGTGAAAATGCTGTCAGGGCACAAGCCGCGAAAGTCATGGAACCTGTGCAGGACGTTCGGTTGCCCGGTCCCGGTAGCACACCTAAGAACATCCGTGAGGGTGACGAAACCATTGCACAGCGTGCCGCGAAAATCAGGGGCAAACACCCTACCGTAACCAACCAAGGGTATCTGCCTCCGGAGCGGCAACCAAAGAACATCAAGGATGCTGATTCTTTGGCGAAGCTCACCAAGGCAAATGCCAAGCGCATGACGAAAACATTCCAGGCTAAAGAACATAAGCGTGCACGTGAAGAACTGAAACAGATGGTTGCTGTTTTCCAGGATGATGTTTTGACCAACAACATTGCTAGTCTTACCAAAGGACAGTTTGACATGTTGTGGAACTTCACCAAGTTCGCTGATGCTCTGTCCCTCACATACCACCACATCCAGTCCAAGGGCAAACGGAAACAAGACCTCCCACAGGAAATGATTGACAACCAAGTCAATCAAGCCAAAACCCTTGTTGAATGGGTGAAAAAGTTCAAGATTTAGGATGGGTGCGCCACACTCCCCTACTAGAGAAACAGGTTTCCATTGTCCGGCTCAAAAAGGAAGCAATATGTTGCTGACTTTGAAACCACCACAGACCCGCTTGACTGCCGGGTGTGGGGGTACGGGCTTGCGAACATTGAGACAGCAGATACCGTATGGGACGTGGAAATTGGGACCACGATTCACCGCTTCCTTGACCGCATAGCGGAGGAATCGTCCGTCTGCTATTTCCACAACCTGAAATTTGACGGTGTGTTCATTCTTGACTACCTGTTCAATAAAGGTTACAGGTGGGTCAAAGACAATCCCCGGAAAGGGGAATTCACTACACTTATTTCAGACCAGGGCGCATGGTACAACCTCACGGTCCACTGGCCTAGCGGGACGCGGACGGAATTCCGTGACAGTTTGAAGAAACTCCCCATGCCAGCGGCTGATGTAGCCAAGGCTTTCAAGCTTTCAATATCGAAATTGAAAATCGACTACAAGAAACCACGCCCGGTAGGTTACCAGCCAACGATGGATGAGAGAACCTACATTGCCCATGATGTTCTTATCATTGCGAAAGCCATGAAAGTACAGCTAGGCGAAGGCATGACCAAGCTAACCGTGGGTGCCGATGCCTTGAATGAGTACAAAGACATTTTGGGCAAAACAATTTTCGAAAAAACCTTCCCCATTCTCCCCGAATCCATGGACGCGGAAATCCGTAGAGCCTACCGGGGAGGGTGGACGTACTGTGATTTCCGGACACAGGGGAAGCTCACATGCGCGGGGCGCGTCTATGACGTGAACAGCCTGTATCCGTCTGTGATGTATGACAGGATGCTCCCCTATGGTGAGCCTGTCTACTGTGCTGGGTTGCCGGAAGCCACACCGGACTATCCGCTGTTTTTGGTGTCCATCACGTTCACAGCGAAAATCAAAAAGGATCATGTGCCGTGCATCCAGATCAAGGGATCGTCACGGTTTGTGAACACCGAGTATCAGCGGGAAATTGTGGACCCTGTAACGCTGATGGTGTCCAATGTGGACCTGGCATTGTGGGAAGACCATTATGACATGGACATTCTTTCCTACAATGGTGGCTGGCAATTCCAAGGCGTGACAGGGATTTTCAAGGAATACATTGATAAGTGGATGGAGGTCAAGGCCAACTCCACTGGCGGTTTGCGTGCCCTTGCCAAGCTTATGCTCAACAGCCTGTACGGCAAATACGCCACAAACCCCGACGTGACAGGGAAAATCCCCGTCTTCAAGGATGGTGTGGTTGGTTTTGAACAGGGTGAGGAAGAAACCCGCGATCCCGTCTATACAGCCATGGGCGTCTTTATCACAGCGTATGCGCGTGAGGTTACCATCCGCGCCGCGCAAACCCATTATCAGTGGTTCGCCTATGCTGATACGGATTCCCTACACTTGCTGATTGATTATGATCCTCCCACGCTGGATGTTGATCCCAATAAGCTTGGGGCGTGGAAGCGTGAATACAGGTTCAAGAATGCGCTGTTTTTTCGTGCGAAGACGTACACCGAATTGGTTGTGCCGGGGGATTGCCACCATGACGAATGCGTGGAAGACCACGCCCATGATGAGGATTGCCATTTCCACGGCGCGGATGGCTGCCATGAAACACACATTGCCGGTTTGCCGGTGGAAGTGCAGCGTACACTAACATTCGATGATTTTGTGGGTGGAAGGACATTCGGTGGAAAGTTGACGCCTAAACGTGTTCCTGGTGGCGTGGTTCTGTTGGATTCTGATTTTACATTGTCCGCCGCCTAGTCTATTGTTTTACTCATAGGGCGAATGGTTCGCCCCATCACTATTGAAAGGTTGCGCCACATGGCCCCCGCAGAAACCCCGAAGACCGAAACGACGTCCCGTAAGGGCGTACAGGTTCACGCCACCCTCGCTCCCGAATTCTTCGAAAAGCTCGAAGACCACCGCTGGACGGTCCGCCTCAACATGGTGGACCTGGTCAAGCTGGCACTCACGGAGTACGCAGAGCGCAATGGTCTGCTTACCCCGTCCGCTCCCGAAGCCCCGAAGGCTTCCCCGAAGGCGTGATGTAGAAACCTCCCAATCCGCGTCCACCATGGGTGCCCCCGTTGAATCGGACCATGGCCAGGGTGATGTGAGCGCATTACGTTGATTGGGACTCTGCATCCGAAATAAGAAAACCCCCGCCGCTGCTAGTGTGCGGGGGTTTTCGTCCGTCTGAAAGGAAAACATCATGGCACTTGAAGATTTGCACAACGCGTTTCTGGCATTCACCAATCCCGAACCGGATGCTACCCCGGATATCGATTCGGTTATGACAGCGGCATCCAAGGTTTATGAGGAAGATATTTCCATCCGTGACGAAGCGGTGAAGCGTGAACGTGAGCGCGTAGTGGAAGCCGAAAAAACCATTTCTGATTTGAAACAGAAAAATTATGATTTGCTGGTAAAGTCGCCAGCGTCTACTGTTGTTCCTGACAACGAAAATGGCGAAGCCAACGATTCAGACGATGACCGAGCCGCAACAATCACCATCAATGATCTATTTGAAGGACGGTAACAAAATATGGGTGTTGCAATTACCCCACTGAAAGACGTTCCCAACCATGACATTGTGAATGCCATTCGCAATGAGGGCACAGCAGAGTATCAGGCACGCATTCCCGAAGCTTCCAAGTCCAACATCCAGGACACTCTTTCCGCCCTGGAGCGTTACCGTCCGCAGATGAACCAGTTTATTGACGCTTTCGTCAATCAGATTGGCCTCATCATTGCGCAGAACATTTCGTGGCAGAACCCTTTCAAGGAATTCAAAAAGGGATTGCTCACGCATGGCGACACCATTGAGGAATACATGGTGGACCTAGTGGAGGCACATTCTTACAACCATGACCGCGATTACATGGAAAAGGATCTTTTCGGGCAACATGTCCCGCGCGTCAAGACCAACTTCCACCGCATCAACCGGGAAGACTACTACCCGGTAACAATCAAGGAATTCGCTCTCAAGCGTGCCATGCTCGGTGGTGGGGATGGTCTTGGTGGTCTTGCAGGACAGATCATGAACGCTCCGATGGAATCGGACGAGTGGGACGAGTTCCTCATCATGGTGAACCTGTTCAAGGAATACGAGCGCAACGGCGGATTCTTCAAGGTCAAGGTCCCGGAACTCACCACCACCACCAGCACCGAAGCCGAGGCCCGGACGGTTCTCAAGATTGTCCGCGCGTTTGTGGAAACCCTCAAATTCCGTTCACGCCGGTACAACCCCGCAGCAATGCCAACGTTTGCCAAGCCCGAAGACCTGGTGCTGTTCTGCACGCCGGAATTCAAGGCGGCCATGGATGTTGACGCTTTGGCTGGTGCGTTCAATCTTGACCGTGCAGAGGTCAACACGCGCATCATCACGATCACCCAGGAACATTTGGGGATTGACGGTGCACAGGCTGTCCTTACCACCAAGGATTTCTTCATGGTGGGTGACACCCTGTGGCAGACCACTTCCCAGCCGAATGCTGTTGGACTGTCCCACAACTACTACTTGCACCACCACGGCGTGTACAGCGTCTCAACGTTCGTACCGGCCATTCTGTTCACCACCAAGGCCGGTGATGAAATCATTTCGATTGAAACCCCCGTTACCGGAATTGTGGATGTTGTGGCCTACGACAGGGATGGGGCATCCGTGACCACTGTTGAGCGTGGCGAAATTTACTCGCTGACATCCGCCGCTGTTACCACTCCCGCAGATGGTCCCAACAATGGTGTCCGCTGGTCCGTTACCGGGCACGAGTCCATTCGGACGTACATCACGCAGTCTGGCGTGCTTCACGTTGGGCCGGATGAGCAGTCCACCACGATCACGGCACGCGCCACAACCACGTGGATTGATTCGGAGGACCCGCAGAAGGATGGGAAGACTGACACACTGGTGTTGACCGTGACGGGCGACCTGGATACGGATTACCCAGAATCCGCTCTTGTGACGGGCATCACTGTTGAGGGTGTTGCTGTTTCCCCAGCCTTCGCACCGGGCACATTCGCCTACACTGTTGTTGTCCCTGGTGGCACTACCACGCTGGATGAGATCGTTGTGAGCGGCCCCGATACGGCCGATGTGGTAATTACCCTTAACGAAGCTGGCGACAGCTTCACGGTGTACTCGCCCACGTCGCCGGGTGATCCCACCTACACGGTCACAGTCAACTAAATCGGGGATTTAACCCGGTTGTGTTAGTCTGTTCTTTGTGGATGGACCAGCCGGGGTAAATTCACGAAAGGGCATGTGGCGCTCTTGGGAAAACCCCACCACTTTGTGTGGTGGGGTTTTCTTTTACCAATTTTGAAGGGAGTGAGAATGACAGTTTTAGCGGATGGGACAGTTGTTGATGAGTCCATTAACGCAGCCAATTACACGTTGGCGGCTAATTGTCCCGCAGCATTCGGATTTCAACGCATTATCAGTTCAATCACCGTCCATCACTGGGGAAATCTGGGGCAGGATTTTGACGCTGTAGTTGGCTACCTTGCCAGTGCAAACCCGCGCCAATCATCTGCACACGCAATTATCAAGGGTGGACGTGCAACCTCCATTGTCTCCCCGGAAAATGCGGCATGGCACGCTGGAAACGCTTACGGTTCTGCCACCAGCATTGGTCTTGAATTGCGCCCCGAAGCAACGGACGCGGATTATCGTACGGCTGCCGCTTATATTCACATGTTGCGGGGAATTTATGGTGATTTGCCTTTGATCCCTCACAACCATTGGACTACTACGGCTTGCCCTGGTGTGTGGAATTTGGCACGCTTGGATGACGAAGCACGCGCTTATGATGAACAACCAACAGAGGGAGACAGCATGACACCCGAGCAAGAGCGGAAGCTCAACGCAGTATATGACGCCATTTTCAATGGCGGAAAGTCCATGATCGGCGGAGTTTCCCTACAGAAGCTCATCAATGACAACGATTTGGGTACACAGAAACTCTTGAAAGAGATTTTGACCGAGCTTCGCAAATAAAACTAAAAATGGTCTGCCGGGACTCCCGGCCAATGGGTCTGCTATTGTTTGTAGCGGACCCATTGCCACGTTAAAAGGACTTTCCATGAATGAGATTACACAGGTGCCGGAATCGGTGTCTTCGGCTGGTTATGAATTCAGTTATTCTTCCTGGACCGCAGGGAGCTACATCACGCTTCACAATGTTCCATGGAATTCTGATTACCGGGACGTGGTGAAATTCGATGACCAAGCCGGTTTGGACAACTACTTGGAGAATCTTTCCGGGCCTAAGCTTCCCATTAACAACATGACGTATCTTCGCATGGGGCAACCGGTGCGGATTGACATTCCTTTCAACGCGGCAAACCGTTACAACTACTTGAAAGTCACTAACCCGGCAATGCCGGTTGCCGGGGATATTCCCCGGACGTTCTATTACTTCATCAACAGCATGGAAATGCTGACACCCAACACCACCGAGCTGACTCTGCAATTGGACGTGTGGCAGACCTACGTCTACGAAACCTATCTGGGTAACTGCTATATCGAGCGCGGCCATATTGGTATTGCCAATGAGCGACAGATGGAAGATTACGGGCGTGAATTCCTTACGGTACCCGAAGGCTTGGACGTTGGCGGGGAATACAGGATTCAGGCGCAGTGGTCCAGGGGTATTGCTGATGCTCGCGCTTATGACATTGATGATGACCAGGGATACTACGAAATCATGGTCATTTCGGCAACCAACCTTGCCATTGATGACCCTGGCACAGTCAAGGAACCCAACCTGGAAACCGGCCCCGGCTCACGATGGGAAAACCTTCCCAATGGTGCAACCATCTATCTTTTCAATAAGGTGCAGTTCAATAACTTCCTAGAGGAATTCCGCGATAAGCCATGGATCACGCAGGGAATTATGGGAATTACCGTAGTTCCTCCGTTGGGCATTTATTTCAATGAGGGAACCGTCGTCTATATTGGCGAGACGGCACAGGCGAGAATTCCTGATGCAACAACATTGTCTCGCCTGAAAATTCCTATGGCCATGAATTGGCGCGAAACGGTGGAGCTTTTGCCGGAGCGTTACACCAACCTGAAAAAGTTCTACACCTACCCCTACATGGTGATGGAATTGACTTCCTACACTGGCACTCCCTTGATGCTCAAACCTGAATCATGGGCGGATGATGACGCCAACGTAATGGAGCTACCACACTTCGCACCGCCTAATGCGCGTATCGCCTTTTACCCCTTCCGATACAATGCGTCCGGTGTGGCAGCTGTCTCCGATGAGGGTGGAGTCGTGAATGATGGTGGTGAATTCCTGGACATGACCACCGGAATTATGAACTTCCCTCAATTCTCCATCGTCAACAACGGGGGCATTGCCTACCTGGCATCCAACGCCAACAGCATTGCCTACCAGCACCAGTCCGCTGACTGGTCACAACAGCGCGCCATGAGTGGTGCCATGAATCAGTACAATCAGGCAAGCAGTGGAATTGGCACTTCCCAGAAAACCAATCAGATTGGCATCACCGCAGCGCAACAGCAAATGACGTTGGCGAATGACACCGCAGCGTCCAACGCTGTGATGAATGGTGTTGGCTCTGTGATCGGTGCAGTTTCCGGCGGCAACCCCATCGGCGCTGTGACTGGTGTTGGCCGGTCCATTGCGAACTACGCGATTCAGACCAATCAGAACATGCAATCCACCGCCATTTCCAACAGCGCATCGGGACGCATCAATGAGGCGCAGAATAAGAATGCTGGGTTTGTTAGGGACAGTAACCGTGACTATGCGGAGTTTGCCGCCAAGGGTGATTACGAAAACACCATTGCCGGGATTCAGGCGAAAGTGCAGGACGCGAAACTTATCCAGCCAACCACCAGCGGTCAAGTGGGTGGAGACGCTTTCCTGTTGGCGCAATACCAGTGGGGGTATGACCTCAAAGTGAAGATGCTTGGTGGTGCGGCAATGCGCGCCGTTGGCGAGTATTGGTTGCGCTACGGCTACCAGGTGAACCAATTCTCACAAATGCCGGGGGATATCCGCGTGATGGAAAACTTCACGTATTGGAAGTTGCGGGAGACGTACATTGTGAATGCCCCGTATCCGGAACACTTCAAGCAGACTATGCGTGGAATCTTTGAGAAGGGTGTTACCGTTTGGGGAGACCCAGCTAAAATTGGGGCAATTGACATTGCCGATAACGCGCCACTGGAAGGAATTTCACTGTAATGGCAGCTAGTAAGAAACCGGATTTGGTGTACAGCAATTACAAACCGGGGAAATTGCGTAAGGCCAACAATGCGTTGGTTAATCAGCAAGTACTCACCGAGCGCATGTATCAGCGCCATTTGACCGAGCTTTGTGTGAACAGGTTCAAATGGGAAAACATGCCCGAAGAAATTGATTTGGAAGCTCTGCGCTGGCTTGAACTTCACCTTTCCTTCAATGGCGCTGTGGTGTTCTTCAAACACCCCGACAACGAAAAATACATGGTTGCACATGGAGCGGGAACGGGGCAGGTGAATTGGTACGACAACCCTGTGTCCTGGACCGTAATGGGTGCACAACTGAAATCCATGACCTTCACCGCAGATGAATGCGTACCCATTTACGGAAATGCTCTGCGCACCCCGGATACGGACATTGTGAACCTGTACGCCTACAAACTGGCGAACCTTGACCGGACCATTGAAATGACCGCCAAGAATCTACGCGTGTCCAAAATGGTGACCGTGGATGAATCCCAGCGCCTTACATGGGTGAACCTTTTCCGCCAGGTAGAGGAAGGCGCACCATTCATATTCGGTGTCAACAACGCCATTGATTCCGGCGCAATCCAGGCACTCGATACGGGCGCAATGCCCGAATCCCTCCCGAAGCTCTTGGAAGCCAAAGCCAAGCTCTGGAATGAATGCATGGGCTTGCTCGGTTTGAACAACGCCAACCAAGATAAGAAAGAACGGTTGGTGTCCGACGAAGTATCGGCCAACGATGAACAAGTACAAGCCTCACGGAACATCCACCTGAAAGCCCGGAAAATGGCCGTCAAACAAATCAACAAAATGTTCAACCTCAACATCAACGTCAAATTCGACGACATGATCGACACATCAATTCCGGCGGCTGACACCGATTCACTTTCAACTGTTGGGAGCAATGAAAACAATGGCTGATTTTACGATGGAGCTTTGGGAGGTTATTGATTTGGAGGGGATCGCCAATATTGGTTTGGATGATTACCCCATTTTTGATGAAACCTACCGGGCGCATTTGAATGACAAAATCATTCAACACTTCTACACCCGCGAAATCGGACAGGAAAGCATCGGACATTTCCGTTTGCAGTTGCGCCGCAAAATGCATGAGATCATGCCGTACTGGAATCAGCACTATCTGGCGTCACAGAAAACCATTGACCCGCTACTTACAATCAACTACCGGACAGCCACCAATTCCGAAGCCACCGGGGCAGTGACAGGTGAGGGCACCAATAACAGCAGTAGTGACGCCAAGTCGCGTGCCGTGGCATCCACCCTTCCCCAGGTGATGCTGTCAGGGAATGGTGACTACGCGGAGAATGCGCAGGACAATGTTTCCGGAACCACAGCGGAAGCCACCACCACGGAATCACAGAATTCCACCAATTCAGGTAATGTGGATTCTGAAACAACCGGTTACCAGGGAAACCCGGCAGTCCTTATTGCAGAATGGCGTGCTACTTTCGTAAACACGGACATGGATGTGATAGCGCAACTTGAACCGTTGTTTATGGGCATTTTCATGACACAAGACGATTACACAACTAACGGAAGGTTGCCGCGATATGTCGGTTACTACGGGTATTCCCTTTAATATTGGTCCGCTCAACAACATCCAGCCGTTCACCTACCGTGACCAGCTATCCCATATGGGGATGCTTGAAAAGCTCCGTGTCTACATCAATGAGTCGTTGCGTCCGGAATTCAACGAGGAAATGCAGCGCATCATTGATGAATTCCAGGAGGGTGTGACCAACACCGAAACCAACTACCTTGCTTTTGTTGACCAGATCAACGAAGCGGTCATGCAGATCAATAACCGTGTTGGTCCGGAATCCATGCACCGTGTTGAGCTTGCATCGGACTACACCCTGACCGTTGACCCTGTATGGCCGGATGAGCACCCTATCCGTTTCCAGTTCACCCAGGACTCCACAGGCGGTCACGCTGTCACGTTTGACAGCGAAATCATTGGCTCGGCGGGCATTGATCCAACACCTGGCGTGATGACTGAAATCGAGTTGGTGCCGGATGGTGCCGGTAACTGGATGATTCGCACCCTCAACAAGCCGCCGGTCATTGATGTGGTGAAGGAATTCGGGGCACGTCCTGGCGGTGTGTTTGACAACACCGTGAAGTTCAACGCGGCCATGGATGAGGCTCGCGCGTCCAAGCGTGAAGTGTTCATCCCTGCCGGTGTGTGGCTGGTGTCAGGGGAAGTTAACATTTCTGGCGTCACCATCCGTGGTGTCATGTACGGATACCAGAATGAGGGAGGAACCATTATCCGTGGTGACGGAACGAATATTGTGTTCAATCA